CCGATTCTGTGGGTGTTTCCATGGAGTCGGCCTTCCTTTTTTATTGAATAATGGACATATATATGGTAAGATAATCGTGAAAAGTATGTCCAAACTTTTAAGGAGCCGTTGATGGAAAATAAGAAAACCAAGGTCTATATTTATACCCGCGTATCGACCGCAATGCAGATCGATGGCTATTCCCTGGATGCCCAGCGGACCCGTATGCGGGCCTTTGCGGAATTCAATGACTATGAGGTCGCGGGGGAGTATGAGGATGCTGGCAAATCCGGAAAGTCCATAGAAGGCCGCGACGAGTTCAATCGGATGATGGAAGACATCAAGACCGGAAAGGATGATGTCTCCTTTGTCCTGGTCTTCAAACTGTCGCGCTTCGGAAGGAATGCTGCAGATGTCCTGTCAACGCTGCAGACCATGCAGGATTTCGGCGTGAATCTGATCTGCGTGGAAGATGGCATTGATTCCTCCAAGGATGCCGGAAAACTGATGATCTCCGTCTTATCAGCAGTCGCAGAGATCGAGCGTGAGAATATCCGTGTCCAAACCATGGAAGGCCGGATTCAGAAAGCTAGGGACGGCAAGTGGAACGGTGGATTTCCGCCTTATGGTTACAGTCTGAAGGATGGTGTACTGGAGATCAATGAGGAGGAAGCTCCGGCAATCCGCACTATTTTTGAACAGTGGGTCTCTACAGATATCAGCGCCAATGGTCTTGCCAAGTATCTTGAAAATCATGGGATCCATAAGATCGCACGGCACAACGGAAAGAATCCGCTGTTTGATTCCGCAATCATCCGCCGGATCATCAAGAACCCGGTGTACTGTGGAAAGATCGCTTATGGCCGCCGTAAAACGGAAAAGGTGCACGGCACCCGCAATGAATACAAGCTGGTCGAGCAGGATGATTACCTGGTAGTGGATGGCCTGCATGAGGGCATCGTCTCGGAAGAGTTGTGGAACCAGGCTCAGGTCAAAATGATCGCGCAGGCAAAGAAATACGAGCATGTGAACAAGGCGAAGGATACGAAGACACACCTCTTGTCAGGCCTTGTAAAATGCCCTGTATGTGGCGCAGGCATGTACGGAAATAAAAGTATCAAGCACCGGAAAGACGGATCAAAATATAAGGATTTTTACTATTACGGCTGCAAGCACAGGACCATGACCCGCGGCCATAAATGCAATTATAAAAAACAGATCCAGGAAGAGATCATGGATGCCTCCGTAGTCGAGATCATTACGAAGCTCGTCTCGAACCCTCGCTTTGCCTCGCTCATGCAGGAAAAGATCAATATGAAGGTGGACACGACGGCCATTGACCAGGAGATCAGGGCGCTGGAGAAACAGCTGAAGCAGTCCTACGCTATGAAGCGGAAGACTCTGGAAGAGATCGAACAGCTGGATCCGGATGACCGTCACTATAACCGCCGCAAGGCCGATCTGGATGACCGTTTGTACCGGATGTACGATAAGATCGACGACCAGGAGCAGAGCCTCATAGAGGCTAGAGCAAAGAAGCAGTCCATCGAGTCCGAAAAAGTCACCGGTGACAACATTTACAAGATCCTGATCTATTTCGACAAGTTCTATAAGCTGATGAACGAGGAAGAACAGCGGAAGCTGATGGAAACCCTCATCGAAGAGATCCAGATCTACGAAGAGCGGCAGCCCAGCGGACAGTGGCTGAAGTCGATCACCTTCCGTCTGCCGATCATCGACAGCGATATGAGTATGCCAATAGGAAATGGTTTGGACAGTGCTTCACACATCGAGACCGTAGTATTGATGTCAAGAGTCAAAGAATAATAGGCGCGAAAGCCCAGTAATACTGAGGTTTTGGGCAATCGGGCAAATTTGGCATCGGGCAGTACAAACGCTACTCGGTAACTTATCCAAGGGCAATCCGGCTCAAAAAGTGTGAGAGTTGAGTTGCCGTGATAGATGTCACTATGTTGAGTTGCCGAGTTAGATGTTGGGGAGTTGTGGCTGTAAGATAGATGTCAGAGGAGGTTTTGTATTTGTTTAGTACTTATGATATACGATCTTCTGCAAATGCCTGCAAAACATTAGTAGGACTAAGCGGAGTAGACATTTCAACTTGGGAACAATTCGTAGGGCATGAAAGCGAATACAGATATACAGATGATTTAGTGGAAGATGTAATAAAAAGATTCGGACATCTTCCGAGAACATATCTTGATTTTATTTTTGTGTATTTTCACGTGACGACGAGTGCAAACGAGTGTGAAGCCATAAAGAAATATGGAATCTTAGATTTACAGCAAGCATATCTTTGTGACGAATCAGAATTGAGAGTTTTTTTAGACCGGCACGGGATAATAATAAATATAGAGGACGCTCTATTGACATATAATGGGAAAGTCTTTGATATTTCTTATAACGCTGGCAATTGTCCCAGAACAGGTACACAGGAATATTTATGCTGGTCGATTGGAAGAAAGATCTATTATGATTTTACGACTTGCGGGTTTTTATCGGTATGGGAAAGAAGTCCTTACGGGGGTCAGGTTCATTGTCGCCCGGAAATACTATGGGATATTGACAACCTATTAAGATTAAATTTATCTGAGGAATGGGAGCAGTCGCATTTCCCATATGAAATAGTAGCTCAAGTAAACGGTTCCGATATTGTTTTTGACGGGGACGATGATCAGAGCGATAAGGACAAAGTATTGATGTATTTAACGATGGCTTACGATACCGCTTTTGGAGAGCCATTTGAACATATCCTCCTGATGAAAAACGGTATTCAGATTTCTCCAGATCGAATAATTGAAATAAAACCTTTAACATGTTGGAGGTAAAGCAAACAAGCATCTCAGATAATAAGTCTGCGATGCTTGCTCTTTTTATGATTCTATATCGATTGTAATGCCGGACTTGAATTCCACGGTGAAGTGGTCGGCGAAGACGGTGATCTTATCGATGAGCTTTTTGACCAGAGCCTCATCAAACTCTGTGATGTCGGTTTCCTGACCGGCGATGAAGTTCTGCAGCTCCTTGATGCGGTTCATGGCTTCTTCCCTGTGGTGGCTGTCGAGCTCGGATTGTTCCTTTTGGTCGCGCAGCCGGATAATCTCATCGGCGATGGCATCGTAGTCCTGTTTGTTGTTTGCCTTCTTGATGAGCTCCTTTTGCAGTTCCAAGAGCCTACTCTGAATGCCGTCCGGCGAGAGGGTGTCAGCATTGACCACGGCCTTGGCGATGTTCTGCTGTAAGGTTTTAAGAAACACGTCCCGCTCGGTAAGAATCTGATTGAAGGCCTTGACCGTGGCTTCCTGTAGCAGGAGTTCATTTACCGTCCTGTTGGTGCAGTTTGTTTCTGCGGAGCCCGGCTCCAATCGGCTGATGCAGCGCCAGACGATGGACTTGCAACCGTGGTTGTTCCAGTGGACACGCCGGTAAAGCTCGCCGCAGTCTCCGCAGAAAACCATCTGTGCAAAACAGTGATTGCAGGAGAAGCTGCGTTTCTTGCCTGTCGGGCTGACATGCACCACACGCCTACGGACAAGCTCCGCCTGCACCTGCATGAAGAGGTCTTTTGGAATGATCGCTTCGTGATCGCCTTCGACGTAGTATTGAGGAACGGTGCCGTTGTTCTTGATCCGTTTCTTTGTCAGAAAGTCGGTGGTGTAGGTTTTCTGTAGAAGGGCGTCACCCATATACTTCTCGTTCCGGAGAATTTTTGTTGATGGTGCTGGTGTGCCATTTTTCTTTTCCTGCTCCGGTTAAAATGCCGTCAGCCATAAGACCGGCGGCAATCTTGTCCATGCTGGAGCCTTCGAGGTATTCCCGGTAGATGCGTTTTACGATTTCTGCCTGTTTCGGATCGATGATGAGGTTGCCGTTTTCATCCTTGGTGTATCCGAGGAAGCGGTTGTGGTTGATCTGAACCTTGCCCTGCTGGTAGCGGTATTGAAGGCCGAGCTTGATGTTTTCGCTCATGGATTGGCTTTCCTGCTGGGCAAGGCTCGCCATGATCGTAAGGAGCACTTCGCCTTTGGCATCCAGCGTGTTTATGGACTCCTTCTCAAAATAGACTGGAATGTTCTTGTCCTTGAGCTGCCGGATATATTGGAGGCAGTCGAGGGTGTTTCGGGCAAATCGGCTGATGGATTTGGTGATGATCATGTCGATGTTTCCGGCCATGCACTCCTCGATCATGCGGTTGAACTCGTCACGCTTTTTGGTGTTGGTACCGGAGATGCCATCGTCCGCAAATATGCCTGCCAGCTCCCAGTCAGGATTTTTCTGGATGTACTCCGTGTAGTGCGTGACCTGCGCCTCGTAGCTTGTTTCCTGTTCTTCAGAATCCGTACTGACGCGGCAGTAGGCTGCAACACGGAGCTTTTTCTGTTCAGATTGCTTTACTGTGTTCCCGACCTGCCTTTTGGCCGGGATGACCATAACATTTCCCATTAGATCGCCTCGCTCTCAATGAGGCTGTACAGGTATTCTGCCTGTAGCCTCGGATCTTCATATTCTTCATCCGCCTCTGCAAACCGAAAGTGTGTCGGAACCTCTATAGGCTTTGAACTTTTTAGAAGGTTTAGTCTACCAAGCTTACCGGCACGTTCCAGACGAATCGATTCTGCTTTGTCGAAGGTCTCCTGATCAATGATTGCCGGGTAGAAGTCATCGCCGAGGTAGTGCCTGTTTTGCCTCAGACGCTTTGCCGAGCTGTGGTAGGTTTCGATGCCTGCCTCAATAGCAGCTTTTGACTGTGCCATTCCGGCGAGGTAATTCTCGTATAGCTTTCTGATTTTAGCGGCTTCATCTTCGTTAATCACAGCGCAGCCGTTTTCAATTCTGTATCCGTATGGTGTATGTCCCATGCCCTCACTTCCTTTCCCTGAGAGTAAGACCGCATTTTAGTTCAAACCGGATATCGTTTCTGGAATGAACGACGATGCGCTTTACATATCTGTCGAATAATCATAATATGAAGTGGAGTCACAGTGGGCAGTTGAAACAGACAGAGCAGGAAAAAACATGGGAATGATATTTTTAAAAAAGGTTCGTATTGCCGTCAGCACCGCAGTTGCTGCGGCATTGATCTGCGGATGCGCGGCGGCCGGGACCGGCGCCGCGGAAACAGCACAGGCGCCCCGGGAGGAAGAACGGG